GGGTTGGGTCCACCTCCGGGGCTCCCTTAAGGGTCGCACCCTCCGCTTACCGTTGCTAACTGGTTGCAGGACGCAGAAGAAGCCTCGTGCTCTTCGGAGGAACCCGATTGGGTAAAACCCTCTGGGCCCGAAGTTTAGGCAACCATGCTTACTTTGGCGGCCTCTTTTCGTTGGACGAATCTGTTGAGGACGTCGACTATGCCATTTTCGACGATATGCAAGGCGGACTTAAGTTTTTTCACGCATACAAGTTCTGGTTGGGGTGCCAGGAGCAGTTTTGGGCTACGGACAAATACAAGGGGAAAAAAAGGATTGATTGGGGGAGACCTAGTATTTACATTGCTAACTCCAACCCTCTCTGCGATGAGGGAGTCGATCATGATTGGATGATCGGCAACTGTACATTCGTGGAGGTTGAATCCTCACTTCTCATGCCAGTAGTAGACTGATTCTGGGGCGACCTCTAGAGTGCTGTCATCATCGTTAGGTCCGTTTTTAACGAAGAAATCTGCTACGTAGTAGTTTCCCATTCCGGCTTTGCCAGTGACTGAGACAGACGACTCTGTCATACTCTCCCCTGTTTGCTCTTGCTCGTATACGATATTTTTGTTCATGCCGTGCCACAGGTTGTACGTCCGCGTTACCCCGCTGTCGTTACCCGACCGTATGGTTCGGGTTTTATCGTATTTGATAGTGTACTGCGTACGATTAAGTGGGGCTGTGATAGGGGACAGCCAATCCACGTTTCGCTCTCCATCAAAAAGATGGTCCATCCATTGTTTAGCTTCGGCTTCTGCGCGCATTAAGCGCACCATGCCATTGGATGTCCTGCGGAAATAGTTGGCTGCATCTGGGTCTGAGTCACCCATGTCGTCCTTAGATAGGAAACAAATGCGACGCCATTGCCATGCCGTGCCGTCATTAGTGGAAATAGTGATGCGCTCTTTGAGGCCGCGTGCGAAGGTTGTAACCGAGGTGCGGAGTGACGTGTCAATTTTGGACCCACGTTGACCGGTCGAGTTATCGCCGGGACGGGCTGTTGCGTTCCACAGATAGGCGAACTCCTGGACTTCCGTGAAGCCCACAGGGAACTTGATGACAGCAGGGCCCTGACTGTACGTGGTGCTGAAGGGATTGTCCGCTTGAGTGTTGGTGAGGGGGAGCATTACGTCTCTCTTCTTCTCCGAAGTGCGATTGAGGAGTTGGCGGGTGGACATTGCTCTGGGACGACGGGCCGAGCTCCGTCGCTTGTAACCACCACGGCGTCTCGTGAACCTTCGGGACGAACGGTAGGACCGGGGGGCGCGGGAAGTACGACGCGTGAAGCTTCGCGGAATAGTGCGTCGGGCAGCCATCTTGGGTGCAGAATGACCAATGTATTGAATCGTGTCCGATAGCCATTGGTGATGAATGAGGGAATTTGAGCGATTTAAATATTGTTGAGGAGCGGGGTTGGGGGCCTTATCTTGGCGTGGTATTATATAATCCCACTGCCACTGTCGATTGTGTATAATATTAACACAATCGACCGGTGGCAGTCACGTGGATGCCTTTCAGATTCGCAGCCAAGTATGGACTACTCACTTACCCCCAGTGCGGAGACCTTGATGGTTTTGAAGTTAGCGACATGCTTTCAGCACATGGAGCTGAGTGCATCGTTGGACGAGAGGATCACGTTGATGGAGGAGTTCACCTCCATGCTTTCTTCATGTTCGAAAGAAAGTTTGAGTCAAGAGATGTCCGTATCTTCGATGTACGAGGTCAGCACCCAAACGTTGTGCGTGGGTACGGAACACCTGAGAAGGGTTGGGATTATGCGACTAAAGATGGAGACATTGTCGCAGGAGGGCTCGCACGGCCAAGCGCAAGCGGAGTTTCTGAGGCTGGCGGTCAGTGGTCTCAGATTTGCATGGCAGAGAGTCGAGAGGAATTTTTTGATCTGTGTCAAAGGCTGGCTCCTCGGGCATTACTCTGCTCATTCACATCACTTCGCGCCTATGCTGATTGGAGATTCCGAGTCGACCCGGCCCCATATCAGTCGCCTGCGGGACTGGACTTCTCAACGGCAAATTACCCTGAGCTCGATTTATGGGTGGCAGAAAACCTGGGACGACCTCGAGGAGAAGGTACGTTAGTTTCTTCACGACCCTGGCGGGGCCATCATATCTTTGGTATAGATTGGTTTGGCGGAGCGTTGGAGGTGTGGTGGGTTGGGTCCACCTCCGGGGCTCCCTTAAGGGTCGCACCCTCCGCTTACCGTTGCTAACTGGTTGCAGGACGCAGAAGAAGCCTCGTGCTCTTCGGAGGAACCCGATTGGGTAAAACCCT